CTTACTGTCGTACAGTGACATCCACTCACGCATGAACGTACCCATCTGCGGCTTCTCTTTGTAGGCAACACTGTTGTTAGCCAACGCACGCTGTCCTTCATTCTCCCACCACTGTCCTGCCTTGGCATGACGCATCTGGTCATCGTTTAGGTTTGATAGGCTAATGAGTGCGCTTCTTCTGACCCCACCGACTACTACAACCTCACCAATCTTACACATCAAATCGTGACATTCAATTGGATATAGCCTACGTCCTGCAGCACCCTTGAACTTCTCAATACAGAAGTTAAACAGTTCAATCAATGGCTGTGGACCTGATGCCCTACCACCAAATGTCTTTAGCCTTGCACCTGCAGGGCGTACCTCTGATACATCAAACTTTGGAATCTGTCCTGTGTATAGCATAGCAATCAGTTCCTTCAATGACTTTGCCCATCCCGGACGGCTGTCACCTACCTTGATTACTGTGTCTGTCTTATGAAAGTCTTCATTCACAATAGGTAGTTTCTCTACGTGATGTCGTTCAACACTAAAACCTACACCAGTACCACACATCAGGATGTACATAGTCTCATCAAATGCACGTGGGCTATCTACTGGTACATATGAGCAGTTGTATCCACCTACATGGCAACGGTCTAGTGCGGGACCAGCAGTCATCAATGCTCTCATGCTTGGCATTATGTCCTGATTAAGCACTGCATCTTCTAAGTCAGACTTGAGTTGACAAGCAAGTTTATAGTTGTGTTTCTTTTCAAGATGTGAGGAAAGATAGTCAAAGTAACGAGACACAGTTTCCTGCCATGTCTCTCGCCGTTGTTCATCTTCCTTCCATCGTGCATAGCGAGAGAGTGCTATGAAGTTCTGGTAGTCTGTTGGTAAATAATTATTCATGTCTGTTCTCCATCACTGTACGTATAGTTTTCACTTTGACACCATCAATGTCGTATATCATTTCTTGAAGTGCCTCTTCTAACTCCTCATCCACCCTGCCATCAGAGGGCATCGGGTATTCTTCATCGTCAATTTTAAGGGTCATAAATACTTTAACTGTCACCATCGTAGCAGCCTTCCACTTCTGTAATCAAACGATTAAGATACCACTGTGCTTTCTTCAAGTCCTCTGAACCATTCTTGTAGCGGTATCGCCACAGGTACTTGAGTATGTTGCCCTGCAAGTAGTACTCAAACCCCTCACCAGTAGCTGCCGCAATAGCGTCAACGCATTCAATCCCCGACTTGTTATAGTGTGGGGGATTGTTTACTGCGTCATTCTTCCTGCGGTTATCAGCTTCTTCTGCCTCAAACTCTTCAATTATCTTTTTGTAATCTGTCATCAAGCACTCCCCTTCGTTCTACTTCCAAATGATAATGTCACCACATTGTCATCTATTTCTAACACCTTACCCCTATCACTGTCAACAGGAATATCCTGTTCTGTCATATTATCTTCTTCATAATCCATAACAAAGTTATGTACGGTATCGCGTATATCTTCATGTGTTTCCATCAGGGGTATTGTGCAAGCCACCATCTTAGTCAGGTGCAGTATCTGATAGTAGTCATCGTCTGACATGTTCTTGTCATCATTCGTAATGATGGCTACATCAATCTCGCCTGTCCACTCATTTGTTTCATCTGACTGTGGGCGAATACGTATTAGGAAATCATTGTCCTTGATGTGTCTGTCTGTGTTATCTGTCATAGCTAACTCCTTTGCTTTTTAGTTCCAGTAAATTTGATAAACTTGGGATGCCTATTCTTCCCTTTCTCCTTCAGCCAATCTTCAGGAATGATGCGGTCATAGTATAAGAAACCATACTTGATACACCATTCAGCGTAGTTTGACTTAGCACCCTTTCGCAACTTGCGTCTGCTATTCTCAAACACAAACCGTAAATCTAATGTAGGATGCTGCCGCTTAATTGCAAGGTGCTTACGCCTATCAGCGGCTGTAAACATCCCCTTAGATTCAATGATAATGCCGTTGTTCAATATGAAGTCTGGTGTATAGGTGCGGTAGGCTAAGTCTTCCCACTCAATCTTGAGTGACTCGTAATCGTACTTAGCTTTCAGGTTGTTAAGATACTCCGATATCTTTAACTCCAGCCCACTCCTATACCCATACTTACGTGCGGCTCTAAAGGCTTTATGATTGTGTACTGCCATCGTTTTTCAACTCCACATAGTTCACAATCTTTGGGTCTTTAGCTTTGGACATCACAGAAGGTCTTTCTATCAGGTCAGGCCAGCAAGCATTTCTGTATGAACAAAATCCACACTCCACACCTAGTACCTTATTACCTGTAGGTTTACCTCTGAATGTCTCTTCGACAGGTTCAAAGCATCGCTGCACTTCGTTTTTCTCAAGAGCAAGTTTAGCTATCTTAGCTTTGTCTATCTCCGCATCAATGTCAATACCAGTGGCAGGTACATACTTGAAATCGCCATTGGCTTTATTGACAACCCACCAACCCCCAGCACGTTTGCCAGATGCTTTAGCATAACCAGCAAGCTGACCTACGTAACCGAAGGGGTCACTGTCTTTTAGCGTGTCAAAGGAAACAAACTTGTTACGGTATGACCAATCTGATGCCGACTTAATATCGTCAACAGCACCATCAATAACAATATCGTATGTTCCATTAATAGTGGTGTCATTGAGTTCCAGTGATACTTTATCTGAGTCTTCATATTTAACTCCTGCTTCTACCAACAAGCCCTTGAACACTGCTTCAACGATATCGCCTAGCATCATGTTAATCATAAAGGTTGTTGGCTTTGGTAGTGCCTTGTCAGGGTGGTTCTTCTCAAACCATAACTGACACGGTGGTCTACCTATGTTGGACATACGAAGAGTAAACTCGTCACGCTTACTCCCCCCACCAAACTGACGCTGCAATGCATCCGCTATGTCACTGGCTACTTGGTCTATTGTCTTCTTAGACATTTGTGTTTTGCCCTTGACCGCATCTTCCAGATACTGATGCAACGACAGTTCAGCAGGATGGTTCATTACGCTACCTCTTCTTCAACTTCAATATCGACTACACCTTCAATGTCAATACCGTCTAAGTCCTCATCATGTTTACTGATAGCTTTCTCTGCGTAAGCATTGATGATGTAGGTATTGTAATTCTCTACCCATGACATGAAGTCAGCAAACACTGAATGCTCATTGTCTCCAAGGTCAAGTGTCTTCGTAACATCAAGTGATACGACAGGTAGGAAGAAGCTATTACCGTTAGGCAGTTTGCGTTCCTCTGTATTGCCAAGCACATGATGCTGTACAGGTAGTCGCTTCATCTTGCCTAGCTTGTTGAAGATAGTGCCTACATCCTTAAATGCATCACGGTTCTCAATCTCCCAGATGAATGCAGTCTCACCTACCTCAACAGGATTACCCTGTGCATCAGTAGGATTGATTAGTTCAACTGTGCCAAGCATTACACGAACACGTTTAATCTGCTTGATTAGTTCTTGTGTCTTCTCAGGCAGTGACTTAAAGTCTTCAATGTAACCCGCAGGTTTGCCACAGTTGAAGCCACCATCATTGTCCTTGAGGTCAATGTTGAGGTTGTCAGCCATGACTGTCTTCACGTAACGATTAGGAACATTACCATGCCCCTTGATGAAACGCTTGTACATGAAGCGTTGCAAGTATGGGCGAAGATTTACTGACTGTGCGTAGTAAGTCGGACCGTCAGGAATCTCCAGCTTGTATGTGCCAGCAGGAACTACTTCCATGTTGACGCTCTTGCCGTTGACATCGGCAGTACCCATGATAGCAGAGTGATTGAGGCGTAGTCGTGCCAGTGTGCTAGACTGCTTCTTTGCATTAGCATCCGCTGACATGCCCATTGCCTTTGCCATCTCTGCAAAGTTGTTAGTGTCAATTGTTGTGATTGATGTTGTCATATTTGTATACTCCTTATATCAGTGTTAAAGAACCATAGTTATATCAGGCTACGTCTTTCGTGTCAAGCCAATTATAACCAATTTTTGCTTCAAGTAATAGTGGCACGTTAAACTGTACGCCCCACCTCATTACTATTAGGTTTGGTAAATCGTCATTAGTCTTGTTGATGATATCAATTACACTCCTTTCCTCATCTGGGTGAACATCAATGACGATACTGTCGTGAACACTATTTACCACACATGATTGCATACCGTCAAGTAATTTATCTATGTGTAATAGTGCCACAGGTACGATGTCTGCTGTGGCGAATGACTGCACAGGATAATTCTTTATCTGTGTAAAGTGCGACACCCTGCCACGGACATTACGTTTTACATCAGGGAATGAGAACTCACGCCCTGATGGGGTTGTTATCTTACGAGTGTTTATAGCTTCCGAAGCCAGTCGGGTGTGCCAATCTGCGACTCCTTGGTACTTGTCGTTGAAGTGTTCGTAGTACGCTGCTTCTGCCTTCGTTCTTCCAAAGCCTGTCGCTCCATATAACGGTGCAAACGTATGCGCTTTAGCATCCTGCCTACTCGTAGGTTGACCAGCGGTAGTAATAACTTCAGCGGTGTATGCGTGTACATCAAATCCAGTAGATACTTCTTCAATAGCAACTCCATCTTGTGATAAGAATGCGGCAGCACGAAACTCAAGCTGTGCAAAGTCAGCTTCCATTACCTTGCCACCCTCGAAACGAGACACGAACACCTTCTTCACAGGGAACGTACCACCACGTGGCATGTTCTGCATGTTAGGGTCTGCCCCACTAAACCTGCCTGTCGCGGTGCGATGCTGTAACAAACGTACATGCAGCTTACCATCAGGCTTGGTATGGGTTTGTATGCCATCAACGAATGACGACAGATAGGTTTCTACGGCTGACAGCCTACGCACTTTGGACAGGAAGTCCACTGCATCTGTCATGCCTTGTGACTTGGCTGATGCCTCAAGCAACTCAATGTTGCCCTTGCTTGTACTAAAGCCATTGGCACTAGCCCACTTAGCTGACGGTGGCTTGAACTTTAACCCTGCGACTTGAGTAGTAGGATTAAACACATAGCCAATAGTGTCACAATCAGTACATCTGTTTGCGTTAGCATATAAACTTCCATCTTTCCTCACCTTTCTAATTCTACCAGCACCATTGCAGGTAGAGCATTGAACAGCCTTAGTCTTGTACATACGTTCTGTGCAACCTGCAATCAGGCTACGAAACTCTGCATCACCCATGTAAGGGTCAATGGTACTGCCCCAATAGGGTTTGTCCAGCACCTTACGGCTGTATATCACCCAAGACAATTGCTCTGGGCTGTTAAGATTGATAGGTGTGTCACCCATCAGGTTACGAACATGCTGTTGCAGTTCAACCTGTAAGGTATCACGCTCCTGCTCAAACTGAGTACGCACATCGTTGAGTGCTGTCATGTCAACAGCAAAGCCACGCTGATAGATACGTGCCAGACACACAGCTACCTGATTAGTCAGGTCAACAGTACCAATCAAGCCACCATCGTCCTTTGTATTCAGACGATACATCAGCTTGTCAGCAAGTTGCTGTGTGGCATGAAGGTCAGCAGATAGATAGTGTGACAACTCGTCATGCGGTATGTCACGAACACTATACCCCTTCTTGAAGTACTCCTTCAATGTGTCCTGCTTCTGTGTGTCCAACTGATAGCGTTCAGCACAAGCCTCAAGTGATAGCGGCTCTTTCTGTCCACGCTGTAGGACGTACTCAGCAAGCATTGTGTCAAAGACAGGACCATCATACGTGAACCCACTCTCCCACAGCCACAGCAAGTCATGTGCGGCATTGTGACAGATGAGTACAGTAGCTTGGTCAAGCCACTTCTGAAGCAGGTTGTGTCCGTGGTATGTATGCTCACGCTCACTGTGGTCAAAGGTAATCAGGTCTTCCTGCCCTTGGTCAGTAAGCACACCCACCATCACCAGTGTATTATCTGGCTCGAAGGGGTCAAGGTGCATCTTCTTGTCATGCTTTGTGACCGTGTTCTCTACATCAAGTGTTAGCTTCATCCTTCATACCTCGCTGTCAAATAGTCTAGGTTACAGTTTACCATACCGTGATAGCCATTCAACTTGTTCTTCACGATGTTGACATGACGCAGTGGGCTTTCTTCTTCCTGCCCTTCCACAGATGCGGCTTTACCAATCAGTAACATCAGGTCAGCCTCTGCCGCCTTACCTGTTCGGCTACCCTGCATCATACTCTGGTTGAGTGTGGTACGTCCTTCTGCATCTGCACTCAACTGTGACATGTAGAATACAGCACAGTCATACGTCTTGGCAATCTGTCTAGCATAGATAGCACAAGCGGCTAGGGCTTGGTCTTCTCTAGCATAACTACCTGCTACACCAAACTTGTCACCCATGTCAAGCACAAGGACATCTGGATTGTAGGATTTACATACAGATTCAACCCATGACATATCACGTCCACCTGCATCCTTAATCTTAATGTTCTGCATGACAGGTGCATACAGTGCCTGTGCCTTACTCATGTTCTCTCGTACTTCACGAGCAGACATACCAGCAGCGGCAGTCAAGTATCTAGCACCAACACGGTGGGTAGGTTCTTCGTTACACAAGATGATACACTTAGCACCCTGATGTGCAAAGCCCCCCGGTGCGGCAATGAGGCTGGCATGGAATGATGTTTTACCAGTGTTAGGACGTGCGCCTACCTCAATCAACTGACCACCTGATACACCCTCAACTCTACGAGTTAGTGGTGATATGTTGAATGTCCAACGTGCTTCCAGTTCAGCCTTTGCCATCAATGTCTCAATGCTGATGTCATCCCACTCAATTTTCATGTTGGGAATGAAGTCATCGTTATACATCTCAAGCAGGTTACGCAATGACTCCAGCGTATTGGCATCACCGTTGACCATATCAAAGCCAATGTTGGCTACGTCTTCACCAATCACCTGACGGAACAACTTGGACAGCACCTCTTGTGCTATGTCACTGCCCATCGTGTTCTCATTCTTCACAGAGGCAAACAGACTAGCGTAGGCTTGCTTCTGTGCTGTGGTTAGTGTCGGGTTGTCCGACATGAACAATGCCTCTACCTCATCAGGTGATACGGTACGGCTGTATGTGTCCATCGCCTTGTCAATGGTCTGCTTAATCTTACGCACATCCTTACTGAACAGGCGGTCAGGACACTTAGCACCACGATGGTCATCGTAGAACGACTTGTCCATTAAACTTCGTATTAGGGATAGTTCCATGTTGTTACACTCCTATGTTGGTTAGGTTATCAAAGTCTGTTGGATTACGATACTTCAAGTCATCTGTCAAGCGTAGAACACGAACATCATTTACATGACCTCTGAGTTCTTTCGCCATGCCTAATGTCTTTGGCAAAGCATCGGGGTCTAGGGCTATTATTGCTGTTGAGAACTGCGCAAGGTACTTCTTGTGTGATTCGGATAACGATGTCCCCAACACGGCGACCCCACACCAAACATCGTTCCCTACAACCGCAGCACTTACGCAGTCCTCAACAACTACCGCGACTTTACCACACCCATGAATGTATGGCAAGCCACTTTTTCCATATCGTTTCCATTTAGGTAATCTCTTTCCCAGTGAACGTCCGGTAGCGTCTACTGTTTTACCCTCATGTACGACAGGGAATACTGCACGATGCTCCTTGACATCGTACATGATGCCAACTTCTTCAGCATCAATACCGTACAACTCCATAGCCCACTCAGCCACATCAAAGTTAGCAGGTACAATGTACTCTGGTAGTTTGAATGCATCCTGAGAGGCATATTCTTCCGCACCACCGAAGCCCTTACGTATGTCTTCGACAGTCATATGAACACGAGTACCACCACTAATCCGACAGGAAGCCTTATAACAATTCCACACAAGGCTACCCATGTTGTTAGTCACAGTGAATGTATTATACCCCTTACATGCAGGACAAGTCATACGCTTTGTACTACCACTAGGTATATCTATATCACTTATAATGTTATATATATTACTCATGTATGTATCACTTTCTTTGCGGCAGTTGTATTGCTTATACCACGTGTTTTTCGTTCCGTCAATGCATAATTTGCACTGGCATAAGTATTTTTCATGTAAGGTTTAACTGACTGTGGGTTACTGTGTCCTGTAACCGACATGATTTGTGCCATACCGACACCAGCCTCAACCATTTCTGTTGTACCAGTCCTTCTTAGGTCAGACAAACGTAGTTCCTCTGGCAGTCCAGCATTACGCATGGCTTGCCGCCCAAATTTAGACAGCCTGTCAATGCTGTATGCATGGTACTCACCATTCATAGGGCGTGGACGTGGCGCAACCAACGGTTGAAAGCCAAACTCATCAGACTGCTGTGACAACATGCCACACAAGTCCTCACTGATAGGCAATGTAACTTGCGCACGTCTTTTACTCTGCTCTAAATGCAACTTGCCTTCATCAAAATCAAGCATGTCCCATGTAAGCAGACGCATATCACCTAGCCGCTGACACCATTCGTATGCCATGTGTACTATCAATCCAATACTACGATAGTCAAAGTCACTATACGCATAGTCAAGAAATTGCCGCACATCATCTTGTGTCCACACAACCTTGCGAGGTTTGGGTGTCTTGCGTTTGATGTTAGCAAAGGGATTGATGACAGCATACTCCATCTCTATTGCGTAGCGATACACGATAGATGACACAGTACACACATGATTAGCAAGTGATATACCACGCTGTACCCATTCCTCATAGGCGTGTTTGGCTTGCTTGGTTGTCAATTTATCATAGTGTACATCACCAAATTCGTCAGTCAGTATGCCAAGGAAGTATTGATAGTCCTTCTTAGACCTGTCCCTCAACATACTGAAATCATTAGACGAATAGTATTTATGTACTAAGTCGCATACTGTTTTCATAATCTCTCCTAATCTCTGTGTCCATATGGTTCGACATCCTTACCCATAATTACTTTACAACCCATAGGTGCTTCATCACAGTTAGGATAACTAAAGCAACCAAGATGTCTATCCGAATCATCTTCATCACATGCCCATACATCAACTGCTGTCACATCGCATAATGCTATACCCTGTTTCAGAAGTCTGTCTATGATAGCAAATGCTTCCTCTTCTGAAGAAGCATCTACATCATAAGACAAGCAACCATCACACCAATCAGGTGCAAACTCAATCACATAACGCTTCATGCCGCAATCAACTCCTTAAACACTGGTGATTCAATCCACTGTGACACTTTGTGTTCACGCTGGAACATGGACACTGCTTGTGTATCCTTGCCTGTCTCACGCAGGTTGAAACCGTTACGCTCATCGGCATAGGATGCATAGTTAGTAAAGGCAGAGTACAATGCCCAGACATTCTCACCACGCACACTTGCCTCTTGGTTATACAAACCAAACATCTTCTCTGATGCCCTGTCAGACTTCAGCAGTGCCTCTAGCATAGCCTTGACATCCCCTACATACAGAGGCTTGTTAGCCCAGCCTTGTAGACGCTCTGACTGTGCATAGAACGACTGTGTAGACTCCCGCAGGTCACGAATGAACCTATCCATCGTAAAGTTGGCAGTGTTCTTGCGTCTAATTTTGTCATGCTCACCGCGAATCATGCCATTGGTGCAGAAGAAATCAATCGCACCAAAGTATGTCTGGTTAGAACACGAACCATCCACCCCATGCAGGGCAATGATACGCTGTGCAATGGTTGTGCTATGCCTGTCACTCTCAATACGAGCAGTCACATTAGGCAGTGTCATGTCCATCATAGCCCATGCATTCTGCTTTGCTACACGCCACTTGATGTTCATGCTATCGCACTGCTCCTCACCCAAGTTTTCAGTGACAGTGTTGTGTACACCCTCAAAGAACTCTGTGTGATTAGCACAGTTAAAGGTACTACCAACAACCCCAATGTATTCGCCTGTGTCGTTGTTGATAACGTACTTCTTATCGCGTACCTTTGTTGGTTCAAAGGCTACATCGAAGTCTAAGTTGGCAGGAATCATTTCCTGCATTGGTATTGAAAAATCTAAAGGCATATCATGCTCTCCTTATGTTAGTTAAATGTCAACTGATATTGTGTTGTTAATATAACCCCCACCCATACCATTCCCTATACTCAGAACAAACTTTAATCTTCATCTGTTTCTGCAAGCACCCAATCATGGTAGTACAGTCTGTCACCTTTATCATCTTCTTGCGGTACAAACTTCATAGCAACTTCCATTAGATGCTTTAAATTTTGTAACTTACGCACATCAGTCATCCATATATCCTGACAGTCCCATATGGTCTGAATTGTACTGCGTAACTCGTTGTAAGATTTGAGAAACTCTAGTCTCTGTTCATGTGTTAGTTCCATGTTACTTTCCTTCCACTAAATGTTGCAGTAATTGGTCAATGCGTTGCATAAGCACATCTATCGCTGTGTTTATATGACCTGTGTCGTGTGGTTGTACACGCATATCAAGTTGTCTTACTTCTTCAATCAAAGCAAGAATGTGTTGCTTATATAATTTCTTATCCATATTACATACTCCTTTCAAGGTTATATTTACTCTCTGCCAACCATACTGGCATCTCACGTCCTTTACTATACCTAGCAAATTTGAGTTTGTCAACAGCATAAAAGGCACGATAGGCAACAATAGGGTAGGCTTCATCTGTCTTGAGTTCATCGTGACCGCTGAAGCATTGTGGGTGTGGTGTTAAGCCGCCCTCTGGTATGAGTGCTATGCCATTGTACAATGCCTTGCTGTGCTTACCTGCACCATGCCACTTGCCATACCTGTGATGATACTCACATAGCATGGATGTGTATAGGCTGTAAGCAAAGCGATAGTTAGCCCTAGTTTCCATAGCCCATATGGTGCAGGGGTGCTTCTGATGCACAGGCTTGTATAAATCACAGGCTTCTGCATAGTCAGGGGCATGATGCCACAGGCTAGTGCATAGCATCTGTGCCTCTTCCAATGGCATCTTCACAATGTGTTGGTCACATAGTGACTGTGCTATTGTGTCAGGGTGATGGTCAATTATAAATCTATTCATCGTCTGTGTTCTCCTCATCGTCTAGCACAAAGCATATATTCACAATGCCCTCATCTTCATCACTGATGAACCACTCATCAGGGCTAGGGTATAGTCTCTCTAGTGTTTGTAATAGTTCATACTTCGTCATCGTCTGTGTTCTCCTTTGGATACATCCACTGTGCATTGTAATAGATGACTTCCCAATTGATACCAATAGTGGCATCGTGATTGTGGTCTAAGTTGTGCAACACTTCAAGTGCCTGTTCTCTGGTGAGCCAATCACATTCCTGCATTACATCTTCAACAGACCATATGATTGCAATCTCATCGTCTTGTAGTTCAATCGTTCTCATCATCATTCTCCTTTGGATACCATACATCCACATCACTACCACAGTTAGGACAGTGTAAGCAAGTCCTCATGCTGTAATAGTCCTCTTCATCTGACACATCATGGTCAATGCCCCAGATAAGTTCTGTTTTACAGTGCCAACAGTTCAATTTTTCTCTCCCATAAATGATAACACTTGCTAGTGTTGGTTGTCCAGTTGTCCATGCCATGCTCATCCTTGCATGGGTCACACTCATATATTAGGCAAGCCACATGACCTGCATTACAGAAGTCATCACCAAATATGTTAAGGTCAAACATCCTGTCATCTATCTGATAGCCAGACCATATGTCATCCTCTCCTGTGGACAGGAACACAAGCAATTCTTCCTCTGCTACCTTGGACAGTATCTCAAGTTCATGTGGTGCTAGTTGTAGTTCATTAGTCACTATGCAATCTCCCTGCTTTCTGGGTCACCATAGTGTGGGTCACCACTGTCACGCATATCTTGTATCGTTTCACCGATATCAAACTCAAAGTCAAGTTCGGGATACTCTGTAACTACATCCTCAACATTGTCAAAGTGTACATGGTCACCATCGCTGTTGTATTCGCCAATGTACATCCAACCTTCGTCAAGATATCGTGCGGTCACTTCAAACCCCATGTCTGTGAGTTTATCATAGATAGGGAATGGCGGTGACCATGCAGTATAGAAGTCCAACACAAGTGTATTGGCATCCATGCGGTCACAAGTGGCATTGTATATTTCCCATTTAGTTCCCCAGTTTTCAACACGCCAGTCATACCAGCCTTCGCCATCAAGTAATGCCTCATCCATAGGGATAAGTGTATTGCACAATGGTGTGTCCTCTGTGTTTATGATGTTATAAATCATGTCAATCATCTGGGTGTCATCATGTGACAGGATAACTCTGTTGTCTGTGTGATTAGGCATTGTCATACTCCTTTATAAACTCAAACTCAATTCTCTGTTTTGGATACAGTGACTGCATCATTTCCATAGCATACTCAATGGCATTAGTCCAGTCACCACCTTCGAGGGCTGAAGGGTGGACATTAATCTGTCCACGCTCCATGCCGATTTTCAATCCGACTACCCACATACTAGGCAACCTTTCGTGCTTTACCACGTCCCTGCCTTGCAAGGTCACGCAGGTTGGTAATAGTAAAGACACCTACATCCACAGACACAGGCTTCTGCTTGTTCTTACGTTTGATTGCCTTGCCAAGTGCCTTGTGTATCGCATCCAGTGTTTTGAGTACAATAGCAGGGGCATCACCGTGAATGTAACCACCAGCGTCAGCCTTAGTTTCACGAGCAAGGGGCAGGATAGTATTATATAGATTATAACGACCTAGTTTTACACCATGATACTGTTCATATAGTGTTTCAACACGAGCCAACTTTGCCTCAATCTGTGGTGATGCAAGTACCTGACCTGTCATACCTGTTGAACGCTTGTGATAAGTACCAGCCTTGATTGTTTGTGTAATGTTAAGTGTTGTCATAATAAAATCTCCTTTAGTTAGGTTGGTTAGTAGGGTTAGT